TTCCTGATCAATTCTTTTGACCATCTGGACGGTGTGTTCTTTCCGCAGTTCTGGATGTCTGCAATCTCTTCATACGATACCCCATCAATATAATGCATCTTAAATGCATCGTATTTGTATACCATTTCTTTCGTTTCATATTCTGCCCGCAGTTCTTCCATTGCTCTGTCAATATTCGCGATCATCATCGCTGTCTTCATTTTTGATCTGCGAACGCTTCCAAGATGTGCGCCTTCTCCTCTGAATACATCATACTGTTCTTCCTTCAGTTCTTCTTCCTCTGATACTGCGCTTTCAATATGTCTTTTCATTTCGATGTATTCTTCCATCAGCATCCGTGTGTTGTGCAGTACCTGCTGCCTGCGGATCTGTCTTTCCGCTTCCAGTGCTGTCTGCACCACCTTCTTCACGAAGGTTTCTTCATTCTTTTCCTTTTCCTGCTCCATATTTGCCACACCATCCTTCCTTTATTATCCTTTTGTCGTCTTCTTTTTCGGTGGTCTATACTGCTGCCGTTTTGGTCGTTTTACCATCGGAATCCCTCGCCTTCTGCGCTCATTGTTTGACATCTGGCTTTTCTCCTCATAATATCGCCGCCATAATTCTCTTTTTCTGATCTGTGCTTCTGTCATCGTATTATTTTCATGTATACGTCTGAAAACCTCTGATATTTTGTCAGCTACCTGCCGTATATTTTCCATTATTTCCGTAAACGCCATATTCAGCTTTACAGCTGCATCACTGATCATTTTCAATGTTTCCGCTGCCTTATCCGGCGACAGACTCCATTCCGCTTCCGTTTTTCTGATCACTTTTTCCACTTCCTCCGGTTCGACCTGCATTTTAGCCGCAATATAGAATTTTCTGTCTTCATATGCCGGAAGATCTTCGATTTTTCGGATTTCTGCATCTTCTGTTTCCTTTTTTTCTTCCGGTAGTGGAATATCATTTATAGGAATTACCTTTTCTGTCTTCTGGTCTTTTTCTTCGATCTGAATTCCGCCTTTTTTGTATTTTTTCATTCCGATCTTCATTTTTGTTTCTTCGATCGCCTGTCCTACTTTTCTAAACGCTTCTTTCAGCCCCATATCGTCACATCCTTCCTTTTCGCTTAATTGAAAGGCAATTCTTCGTCGATGCCTTCCGGTATATTCATAAATCCATCATTTTCCGTCTGATCCGGTTTTTGATGTCCTCCTGTTCCTCCGGATCCTTCTGCTGCCGCTTTGCTTTCTGCAAATTCAATGTCTTCTGCGATCACTTCCGTCGTGTATACTTTGATATTGTCTTTATTTGTGTAGCTTCCCGTCTGGATCCGCCCAGTCAATACAATCTTCGTTCCCTGATGCACATACTTTTCCACAAATTCCGCGCTTTTCCCAAAAGCAACGCAAGAAGGAAAATCAGCATC